GGCGAGGGTAAGTAAGGTCAGAATCAAAAGCCTTAATACCGGACTGGGAATGGCTGCGCAGAGCGTGAGCCAACAGCCGCTTATGCTCAGAATCTAGGGCTGCAAAGTCCTGAAAGAGAGTATCACGGCTAGACTGGGGAAAGCCAGCAGAACCGTAAACCCACTCACTAAAAATGAGATCAGGATCTTGAGAACCCGTGGAAGGAACGTAGTACTCGGGATGGGCACTATGATCCGTTTCAAGAATGGATGAACTCGAAGCCAAGGATAGTGGCGTCGAGCGAGTCCGTCGAAGTGTTAAAACACCAAAGCTTACGAAAGATAGATCGCTGAGAAAGTAAGTAACGTCTACGTAGGCGATACTCCTTAAACTTGGAGAGTAGAGAAGGATCTATAGGCATCACATACCGACTACTCAAGCGTCATTCCAGCCCCCGCGCAATCCGCAAGGATGCCAAAATGCGCTTGCACACTAGAAGTGAGAGTGTTTTCAATTGAAATTTGTTGTTCAGGGGTTATGTCCCAGGAGAGATAGTATGATTCTCTAGTAGCACGGTCAACAGGCCGTGCTGAAGCTGACTTGGGGCAGAACCGCTCGAGCTGGGCAATATAGTTTCGTGGTACACCCGGCCAATATTTCTGGGGACCAAAGGCATTACAGAGCGCTAATGCGACTGACTGTTGAATGGGAACACCAGACCCTGTTGCAAGTTCACAGAGTCCGAGAGAGTACACGTAACGGGGTAAAAACCTCGTGGTCAGTTTAGTGGTAGTGTAGCCAGTGCGCATGAGTACACGGAGTGGATCGCGCACCATGCGCCATGTGCCTAAGACTTGCACTGGCCTAGTTTGGCAAAAATCGACTCGATTAAAGTCGGTGGTGTAATCCACTTTGGTTTCCATGCCAAATCTTTTAAAATATTCCTTGATTCCACCATGAGAGCGGAGTGCATATTCTAAGTCCTTCCTGTCAATAGTAACGACGGAATCATCACCATCAACATAGATGCTGCCCTTAATCCCTAAGTCAAGCAACCAGCACTGGATCATGGCAAAATTTAAAATGGAGTTGCCAAGCCCAGTATTCATGTCGCCCGACATACGCGTGCCTGGAGTGTAGTAATTGGTGTTATTCTTGGTGTGGCCGCGATTGTGTAGTTGCCAAGCCATGAGTTGCTTGAGTAGTGGGGAGGAGTTGCAAGATCTATAAAACCAATGCTCGACAGACAGCAACTCACTGGTGCAGTGGGCGTCAAAATTTGAATGGTCAAGAAGTATGTAACAAGGGTTGGAAAACAATTCAGACTTATCAACGAGATCTGCAGCTCGTTGGTAGGAATTACGCGATTTGGCAATAACTCGTGTATCAAATTCATCCAACCAAGTGTATACATCATGTTCAATGGGTTTAAGGAAGGTAGACAACTCCAAACAATAGCGCTTGTTTCTGTATTGGATGCACCGGGGTGCCTTATGGTCTCTGTCTGCAGTATACTTGTCATCTTTGAGAAACATCTTGATGTGGGCATCTGACTGTGTGATAGGTTCATAGTGCAGTGTCTCCTGTGCACGCTCTAAGGCGTTACGTTTTGAGCCTGGATAAGAATTTATAACTTGTCTATAGGTCCAAGGTTCGTGGAAATTAACATAGGGCCTAAGTATATGCTTAAGCTTAGTGACGATTTCCGGGGTTGGCCCTGGTAACGCCAACTTCTGGTGGCGTCCCTGTAGTGCCAGCATATCATTGCAAACACAGTCTGAATGTGTGTAGACTGGTATATTGC